CCGGCCATTTTTAACTGGCGACCTCTAAATGGTACTACAATCTGACCAAAGGTTGAACCTGGAAGCTCAGCAGCTTCTACTAAGAATGATGTTAGTTCAGGGTTACCATCCGCAAATCCTGGATAGTTAATTGTTACCTGGAACAGATTAGGACGAGCGCCCCCACCTCTTAGTTTTGCTTTAAAATCGTCTACTCCTAATATTGCCATTGTCTACCTCCTTACACCGTGCCTACGACTTCTTCGAAGTCAACACCGGTTCGTACAGCAACAAAGTTAAGAGTGACATAGTTGATAGAACGAGCCGGCTTAATAAAGATATTAGCTATAAACTCATTTCTGTCAACCACAGCAGGTGTATTGTTGGTTTCATCACAGACAACTCTAAAGTCTGTAATACCCCTTCGACCTTTTACTTCTCTAAGTACTGGTTCTACAATGTTGACAAATTCTGCTCGAGTAAACTCATCGTTAAACTCAAACATAACCTGTTCAGCTGCTTTACCGATAGCACGTTCTAAGACTAAGAATAGCCTTCGTACGTTAATCCTATCGAATGCAGATGGACGACCTAGTTTTGTTTTGTCACCAAACAGTAAGACACCTTGACCTGGAATATTTGCAATCGGGTTTACACCTGCTTTATATAGTGTATCCCTTTGTGCTTTTGTTGGAGACCAACTGATTGCAGTGATTCCTAAGTATTGACCTCGTCGGGCACCAGCTGGTGAGAACCATGGAGCTCGGTTGAGATCTGTCGCAGCCATAATACCAGCGGTTGATGATGCTGCTGGAATTTGAATGTACTGATCATTATACTTGTCGTATACCTTGATAAAGTTACCATCGGCAACTAAGTATGATGAGTTAGTCATTGCTGCTGCTGTTGTCGTAATGTTTGATGTAATTGTTGCAGTGTTAGTCAAGTTAATTACATCTGATCTTGCAGGCGATGCACAAACAACACAATCCTTACGTAGGCTTTCTGCTGTTGCTATTAGATCATTAACTACAGTTGCTTGATCAGTTCGTGATGTCATTGAAGGTGCAATTAAGAAATCAACTTCTGTGATATCTTTATCTTCAAATAAATCGTAACCTTGCAAGTATTCGCTTGTACCTAATACGCCTGAATTAGCACCTTTAGCAAAGGTGTGGTTAGTTGCTGACGTTAGACCTGGATCAAAGTTGTCTCCAGAATCAACTGTTCCGTTACCGCTTACAGCGCTGTAGTCAGAATCAAAGGCTACCCAATGGACATACTCTGATCTTCCGTTTACAACGTCTTTAGCGTAGTTAGTTGTTCCGTCAGTATTTTTTGCATCTGATGCAACTGAAACAAATGGGTAACGCTCTAGGATTGTTCCCTTTGTTCCTGTAAGTTCTCCGCCATTGTCTACGACTACAACGTGAATTTCATCATTGGTTGCTGCTCTTGTTGATGCATAGTTAGATGTGCCTGGTGCGGCATCGAATTCATCTTTATAAGACCATGCATTAAATGCACTATCATTAGGTGGACAAATAGAAACTCGTAGTGAGTTACCTAGTTCACCAGGATATCGTGCAATAAGTGTATGTGAATCGGAATCCAAGGCTGCTTCCTGTGCAGCAAAGTCATCTGCATTCTTTACCAATTCCATAGGTAAGGTACCGTCATTATCTGTTCCGAGCTGGCCAGTAGTAGACCGAGCATTCTTAGCAGAAGATGTTACCTCACGTACAACTTGTAAAGAACCAGAGTAACGTAAGAAATAAGAAGCGCTATGGAAGTCGATGGTATTTGCTGAGTCTGGTGAAGCAAACGTTGATACTAACGATGTCTCGTTATCAATATCTACACGTTGTTCAGCAGGCCCCCAGCGAAAGTTCCCAACAATTGCGCCAGTAGTTGACTGAACGTTTGGAACGCCACCAGTCAGATCTATTTCTTTGACGACAACCGCTGGAGAAGCAGACGGTGTTGAAAGTGCCATGTTATCTTCCTCTATTAAAAATTATATGTCCCATAATACGATTAGTCAATTGTACTATTATTTATAATATTATATGTTTACAGTGGCAGATCATCAGGGTCCCACACAAACCGTTCTGTATCAGCCTCTCGTATCTTCCAAGGATCATCCTGATTCTCAATTACTGCAATTGCAGCAGATCCGTCATCTATAAATCCAAATGGAACTACATCGTTTTCTATGTCTTTCATCTTTTGTTCAAACATCATTTGTTTTAAGTTAATGTCTGTCATATCTGCAAAAAATTGTGTGGATACAAAATAACCAAACATAACTAAGTTCATCATTAAATCATCATTGTTTCCGTCAGATGCTTCATAGGATTGGCCTTTAGCTTCAAATGTAGAAATTTCTAAAATAGTTTGTTCATCTACAATATTAAGTTTATTATTCTCCAATATATCTTTTATTGCAGAACAACCTAACCTTTTTGTTTTTCTATTGATTTCAATTCCTATAGCATTTGCTTTTACAGAAGATTCAACATGCACGTTTTCATATTCTAAATCATGATACAATCCATTACAAACTACGCCACCTTGATCATTTGATTCTATTACCACATATGCTTCATTGTAGGGTTTAGCGTATTTATAAATAATGTTTGGGAAGAGAATTGGAGAGATAGTGTTGTTGCGATATACAGCAACCTGTTTAAACGGGCGAACGCTAATATCGATCAGAGTAAATGTAGAATAGTCCTGGCCTCTTCCCTTCGAAACATCGACAGTCATGATATAATCATGATCTTTTATTGGTTCTTCATAAACTTTTAAGTTTCCACCTTCCATATACTTTATGGCAGGCTTAGCTCTTAGTCCTAATAAAGTTTCAGCATTTATTAAAGTATCTCCTGTACCAAAGAATGTATTACCAAACTCTTGGTCGAATTGCAACTGACTAGTATTAGCTACAGTTTGTGTCTTCCATTCTTCATCTCTGCCTGGTACATCCCACCAATCGACACGGAATGATTTAAACTCATTAATTCCTTGTACTGATCCTTCCCATATTTTATGGAATTGATTACCGATACCATTTGCTGTTGAAGTAATTATAACCTTTGTATCTTTACCAGCAGATACAACAGGATATGTAGATGTATAAAATTCTGCAGCACGTTCTACGAAAGCAAACTCGTCAAGGTATAGTAAATTGACAGACATACCACGTATAGAACTGCCACTTGTAGCAGCGGCAAGAATACGTGAGTTATTAGAAAATTCCAACGATCCTTTGTTAAGTGCTTTAGATCCTGGCTGCAAAAAGAAAGGTACGTTCTCAAGCATGAGAGTGATTCGCGATAACATTTCACGGGCAGTTGCTCCTTTGTTTGCTAATATAGCAATTGTCTTTTCAGGATTAAATAATGCAAACCATAAGAGATAAGCACATGCTGATATTGATTTACCTGATTGTCGACATGCCAAAACCACGTTAAATCGATTCTGTTGGAATTGATTGAACATGTCTTTTTGATATGGGTACAGAAGAAAGGGAACCAAACCTTGATCTAATGATATAACTTTGACATACTTTTCAGCAAAGTATACCGGATCAATCATACAACGTTTGTATTCTTTTAAAAGATCAGGTGTCCATTTTTGTAGTACACCATCTCTCTTAACATTAGGATTCCCTAGATACGATTCGTTCTGCATTAGCATCTATTACATCATCTTCCTGTCTCAACATCTTTTGAATCTCAGCTGTAGATCCTAAGTAAAAATTATTTTGTTGATTCTCAATCTGTGCAGGTTGTTCATCTTCCTGTGTTAATTGCTTTTGCTTTTTGTTTAAGTCTTGTAATTTATCATTTACATCTGCCACGTTTTTTATAAGTCCGGACAAAACTTCATATGCTCGAGGATGTTCACTTGATCGTGCTACGTCAATCATATCCTCTAAAGCATCTTTACCTTTTTCAATTAAATTGTAAAGTGTTTCCTTTGAATACTTATAATCATTATCTAATTCGTCAGACATTAGAAACCACCGCCTCCACCGCCAGCTGAATCAAGTATTGTTGAACCGATTGTTGATACAACTTTAAAAGATCCACCACTAAACACAGCTAGAC